CTCAACAACAAACTCGTCGATCTCAACAGTGGATCGCGATAAAAACGGTGAGCACCGACAGCTCCCCATACATGAGATTTTTGGGTCATATTTTTCACTTAGCAAAACGGAATGTATAAAATCGGATTAAAAAATACTAAGAACTCGCATCAACGCCAACTCAAGTAACTCTTTCAGAGCCTCTTCGAGCAGACCAAGACACAGCGAGAAAAAGATGAGCTGTAACCACGGGATTGAGGCCAAGGCAAAGGAGATGTATAATCGGCGCATGATCAAAGAGGTTCGAATCTCTTCAATTGGAAGAAGAAGTTGCGCGATATTCGTCACGCTTCCGAAGGGCTACATGATTATCAAGCGCTGCTCAGAGTGCAACGACAAGTGGAGGGCCTGGGGCGCTAAGTTCGAGGAATGCAAGCGATTGTTTCCAGACTCCACAGACGTACCGGTTAGCCCGGACTCTGTCTGCAAACACAGATATTTGAACGGATCCCAGATCCTGACCGATATTGATTGCAGGACAGACTTGCTGATCTGTAGCTTTATAATCGACACAACGAATGACATCTTAGATGTTCTTCATCTGGTTCCCGAGTCGGTTCAGTGGGTGAGTAAAAACATGGTGGAACACCAGTAACCATTTTAATAATAAACGGTGAGCACCGACAGCTCCCCATACATGAGATTTTTGGGTCATATTTTTCACTTAGCAAAACGGATTTGTAAAAGTCAAGAAAAGAGATAGTAGACAGTTGAAAGACTGTTGGGAAGAGCTTGATCAGCTATAAACATATCGACAGGTATGATGAGTGGAATTTGAATTGTATAGGAAGGTAGCTTAGCGGCTACTGCGAGTATACAAGAGAGACTAGAGGTTTTGTAGGAAATCATAGAAATATTGCGGGGAGGTGCAATAAGTGGGTGTAATGTGCACACGGGGTTACGTAATGAGGTAACATAGTATAATGCAAGGAGGAGCATTGTATACAGAAATTTACAGACTAGAGTAAATTTTTGTTTTTTGGTTCGTAAAACTATGTTCTTGCGCCTCGCAAAACGGATGATAAAAAATCAGATTAGAAGACAGTAGAGCAACTAACAGGTTGCTTGGGTTTTCAACCATTAGACAGCTGTTAACTGTTTAGTTGTTAGAGAATCAACGGAACTACGGAACCGAGATTGGAAGTGCGCAAACACAACAATTTCAAACGCGTAGTACACTGTTCATGCGAAGGAGGTGCATGGCGGTACAAGAGGACAACTCTTGTAAAGGAGAATTATACGAGTAAACGAAAGTGAGCTTTATGAACAAGAAATTGTTGAAGTATGGTTAGATAGTGAAAGATACTACAGATTGCAAAGACCACAAAGTGGCCGCAATGACTGAGTAAATTCTATATATCTAAAATCAGAAACAATAGATTTGGAAATCATAAAGATTACAATTGATAAAATATAATGATTGTGAACTAATTGAAAATAAGTACAAAAGTGTACTATATGAATAAGTTAGTGAACAACGGAGGTCGGTTTAGCTGATCACGAGATATGCGAGGTAGGTGCATGGTGAGGGTAGTTTAGTGTATAACAGTATACTAACGTATGGATGTGATGACATTCATATGATAAGATCTAAAGGGTTTCTGGAATGAGAAACATAGTATATTGCGGGGAAGAGCAATATGCCATAAATAAGAATACTTAGCGGTATTCAAGTTTTTGCTTTACCCCCAAGAACACTCGTCTGAGAGGGGTACACATAACTTATAATTTTTGTAATAATAAGATATACAACATATAATCCAAGCACACCAATGATAGCATAAAGCAAATAAATAACCCAATCGAATTGATAACTTGGTGAACCGTTTATTTGAGTTAGACGATTTAATACATCTGTCTCTACTTTTTCTTTTCCTGTTTCTTTATTTAAAAATGCTAATTCTTCTTCATCACCTTTCTCCTGTTCTTTTAGAGTAGCTGCTAAGTTTACAAAGATATTCTGCTCTTTCTTTCTATTTTTTAATTCATTATACTGTGTCGAATACTGTGACAAAACCGGTTCTATATCTTGCTTTGCAATACTGTCTTTTTCAGTTGCTAACCAAGTATTACCTTCTAGCAATGTATAATATGCTACACGGGCCTTCTCGTACCCTTCGGGATCAGAGTCTTTAGTTGTTGTGGCTGTATCGAGTGCTGTTTTTAGACCATCAAGTTGTTTTTGTCTCTGACATGCCATATCACAAACTGGAGGTAAAGAAGGAAGAGATAGCGTTGAAGGCTGAGGTGATGACGTTTGATTGCCCATTATTAGGTGTTCCGGAAATTATATAGTAACCTCCAATTACTAAAATACCTAATGCAATTAAGTGAACTATAGAACCAAGAAATGAACCAAAAAAGTAGATAACAGCAACACTTGCAACAAGAATTAATAACTGTTGAATAATGGGACTTGTTAGTCCCAATTGGTCAATGAAAGATTGAGAATCTGTAATTTTATTTTGAATATCTGCAAGTGTACTTTTATTGTGATCAAGCTCCGACTTAGTTCCACCAAATGAATTCTTAAAAAATCCAACAACATCTTTTACTTGCTTGTTTACTGTCATAACTGTAGTCTGATTGTTATAATCATTTTCAAGTTTTTTAATACTAAGGTCACGCTGTTGATCTAAGTTTGAAAACATCGATCCAGCTGGTTCGGGTGTTTTCACAAGTGTATTAATTTTTTGTGTGACTGTGTCGTAATCCGACATTCTCTTATTTAATATGTCTTCAAAAAACTCAGAGAGTATGCCTTAGTTAGTAAATACTGTGTCGGATTTACATCAGCACCTCGGGCCTTTAGGTTATCAACAAACTGAGGCTTGGGTTCATTTAGCTTCGTAGCGCCTACAAGCGCAACTTGCTGGCGACGCATTGCCGTAATAAATGAAGCATCCGTACCAGGACCTTTTTGAACGCCATTTTTCATATTAAACGACACCTTAGCAGTCGGCATTTATTTATATGTAATAAAATGTAATGGACATCAAAAAGTTTCAAGATTCTCGGAACACAAAATTGTCTGGTTTCGAGAAACAATATGCATCATTAAAAAATCAATATTCGAGCGCCTTATCTACTGCGATAAAGGAGCCGGATCTTAAAAAGCGTGAACCTCTTGTTGAGAAGGTTCTTTCAATAAATGGTCAAATGTCTGCGGCTGTAAAAGACTTTATGTCTTCACTCAATGAAGGAACTGAAAAATTTGACCCTAAGACACTTTCCGATTTAACGAATGATCTAATTCAATATCAAAAAGACTACAATGAAATTAAAGAAAGCAATGATAAATTGCAAACATTAAAGATTATACAAAACACAACCGATGCTAACTTATCAAGCGCCGAATGGATGTATAATTTATATTTATTTGGTCTTATTGCATTAATATTCTTAGTTATTTATTTAGTATTTATGACACCAAGTCAGAACATATTTAGCACAATGGCAGCAACCGTAAGCGCTCCAACAGTAAGGTAGTACGGTGTATAATTTGGAGCTAATGGTGTCGTAGCTTGAGGAACTGTACGCATTTTAGCAGCAGATAGTTGATCATGACTCGCTACAACATTTCTTTTTGCATCTGTTGTTTTTGATTTTAAATCACGAAGTTTGCCTTCTGTTCCTGACTTATAAAAATTTGAAATCGTTTCATTCTGTGCATCGACTTCAGATTGCATCGAAGCAATAATATTATCCAATCCTTCTTTCGCAGACTCATACGCTGTCTGGTAAGCTTGACCACCTGTTGTTGCGTATTGTAAAAAATTATCATGATAGCTACGAGTTAGCGTCGTAAACTGACTATCCATTGTATCTAATGGTCATAAACATTTGCCAAGCAATAACGATAATGTACGTTTGTTGCTGATGCTTCGTCTAGTCCCGATACTTCAACCAAATCACCTGGGCGTGCTCCAATCCACTTTCCCATGGCATCCTGTGAATCGATCCAAGGACATTCGTGGGGATCTTTGATATTAAAGTTCTTCATTACCGCAGATCGTTCTTCCTGTGGAAGAATACGGTGTTTAGGCACATCACGATGACGAGGAATATCAATTTGTAGCTTTCTGATTTCAAAGAGCTGAACAAGCATATTTTCAGGTTTAGCAATATAAGTGCGAAGAAACGCAAGAACTGTTTCGGACGACTTAGATACTGTAACAACAATCATTCCATTTGTATGTCCGTTATCAGATGCGTATGCAATAAAGGATGTCAGATCATTTACGCTAACACGAGTTTTGTTGCCAAACACAACCAACATACCTCCAAATGTATACATAGTCGTATCATCTAGCGGAGTACCAATTAGTTCAAACCCATCAGCATTAAATCCTCTAGCGGTAAGCATTGATTTCAAATTGTCGAGTGCCCGATCCTCTGGACCTTTAAATTTAGGAGGCTCCATATTTGTTATCAACTTAATATGAAAAATGGTTAATCCATTTTCCACATATTAGAGTAAATGAAGGATAACTTGACATATGTTGTACTTCTTGCCGTTGTCGTATTAGTTGGATATGTTCTTATGGGGTCAAAGGAGTCGTTTGTACCAGAGTTTCTAGAACAGGGTAACGTAAAGGCGACCTCTGGAAATCGCCAGTCGTCTTATGATCAGAAGACAAATCACTTTGTAATGACACCTTCTATGATGGAACCTGTTCCTGGCGTTGAAACTCCTTTTCGTGTAAACATGCATAATTCATTCATGACTTAACAAGAACCATGGCATTATTCGCAAACCATCCCATATGATAACCATTTCTCATATGATCTATCATATGTCTACTCTTATCAAGATCAACGACCCATCCGAGAGAATGAAATCGGCGAATCCAGTCAATTTTCCAACGACAGTTAATATGACCCGTTCCTCCCTGACCAGGAATTGCCGCTGAAAAAATGATTGTATCAGATAGTTTTGTTATATTTGTAAGAACAGGTAGCCAATTTGTATCATCGATATGTTCTAGTACCTCTAAACAGAGACTTAGAGTATTTTCTTTTTTAGAACGTTGAAGCGGCTCTGTTAAATCAAACTGTACAACATCGGAACATAACGCAGCATTTACCGCATCTTCTGCAAATTCATATCCAACCGACTCAATTGCTGGAAGACGCTTCTTTATTTCATTCAGATAGAGACCAGTTGAACAACCAAAGTCTAGAAATGTGGAACACGGAACATGGGTGGCAATATAGTCCGCAAGGCGAACTGCCTGAGGATATTCATCATTTTCAATAGATTTGTGAAAGTCACGGTCATACATTTTATTTAAAGCTATGGGCGAGATGTTTAAATAAAAATGAGATTTCATGCATTTGCTCTACCCCACACGATTACACGAAAGGACTATTCGGCATGTGCATTCACTCAAAAAGTTTTAAAGTTTTGTAAGATGATGACTGAGCGTGGTCACACTGTATATCACTACGGTCACGCAGATTCTGAGGTTGTCTGTACGGAACACATTCCCGTAACTGATAATGAAGTTCTTGAGAAGGCCTATGGAATTTACAACTGGAAAAAGAGCTTCTTTCAACACAATACTGCAGATCACGCTCACCAAACATTTAATCAGCGTGCAATTATAGAAGTAGGAAAGCGAGCTCAACCAAATGACTTTGCTCTATGTTTTTGGGGATATGGTCATCAGGCTATTTTTGAGGCTCATCGTCAGCTTATTCCCGTAGAGCCCGGTATCGGATGTCCGAATCCGGTTTGTACACCTTACGCTGTATACGAATCGCATTCAGTTATGAATTTTGTGTATGGAAAGTTTGATAAGTCACCTAAGTTCTACGATGCAGTAATTCCTAATTATTTTGATGTGAAAGATTTTGATTTCTGTGCTACTCCAAAAGATTACTTTTTGTTTGTTGGTCGTATTATTGATGCAAAAGGAATTGGTCTTGCTGTTGATATGACAAAACGAATTGGTGCGAAGCTCTATGTTGCCGGTCAGGGAGATCTAGCTGCAGCATGTGGCGGTACTGTTCCCGATCACGTAACTGAAATTGGTTATGTTGAGCCTCATGAGCGTAAAGAACTGATGAAAAACGCAAAGGCCCTTATTGCACCTACCCTTTATAACGAGCCGTTTGGAGGTGTTACAATTGAGGCTCTATTTTCCGGAACACCGACAATTACATCTGACTGGGGTGGATTTGCAGAGAATAACCTTCATGGAATAACGGGTTATCGTTGTCGCAATATGGAACAGTATATCTGGGCGTGCAAAAATATTGATCGTATTTCTCGCCAAGATTGTCGTGATTGGGCGGTTAATAACTTTAGTCTAGAACGCGTTGGCCGCATGTATGAGGAGTATTTTAACACTCTTCTTAAAGTACACGACGGCTCAGGTGGATTTTATGCAGAGAATCCTGATCGCGCTGATCTTGAGTGGTTGACTCGCTACTATCCTACAGGATCAATAAAGCAGCCTCCGATGGCTTCTGAGGAACAGTTCCTGAAGCCCGATGCTGTAGTACTAAATCCCAAACAGTCTTGAAGCTTTCAATATTTTTAATTAACCATTCTGGATTATGATTAACAGTTTGTTGCTGTATCTGCGAAAGTTCCCAATAGAAAATGCGATGATCATCCTCTTCATTAAATATTTCAGATCTCCAAATAGGAACCGTTCTGGAATCAGTAAAATGTTTATACGTAACAACTCCAGCGTCTGTAACACCGAAGAATGATTTATACTGAGCTTTGGAATCCACCCACTCAGTATAGGTTAGCTCCTTAAACTTCATCTCTACAAACTCACATTGTGTGATACCGGCACATTCCATTTGAAGCTGCATTTGACACATATATTGAGCAGATACGGGGCTACCATCTAGCACACGACTAATCGGGCACTTAATTTCAATGAGTCGATTATGAAGCGGATGAGTAGTATCTACAGAACGCAAAATACCATCTGGCGATGCCCCAAGAAACGAATATGCTGGATGGGGAATACACGTCGTATCTACAATATTAATTCCGGGATTTTGAGAACAGTAAATATCTTTTGCAATTTGTTCAAAACGAGTTCCCCATACAAGAGATCGTGATCCTGAACCTTCTGATGAACGAGGCGCAAGTTTTGACATGATAATTTCATGTTTCATTGCAGGCGTAGCATCCACACATGCTTTAACAATTTCAGACGCGGTTAGCATCTCACCTCGCTTTTGATGCCATTCAGCTGTTCTCTGATCATTTTTCCCATACTTTGCAATCAAATCATCAATGGAACAGTTCATTTATTTTATAACCTATACTAGTATATAAACCGAATCCATTTTAATGTTAAGAATGAAAACTATCAATAAGATGGAAATTCAATCGCAAGAGCAATGGGTATTATATCGTCTGGAAAAGTTTTATTCAAACACTGAAAACTTTCAACATGTAAAAAATATTCTGGATGGAAAATCAAAAATTTCTCTTCGTTTAATAGACTGGTTTGTTACAAATTACTCGAAAAAGTATAATGTGACATATGTAACAAAATCTCAAAAACATATGATTGTATACCTATCCTATAAGTCCCATCTAAAGGCGTATAGTAAAAAAATGTTTGACCCATTCTGTCGGTGGAAGCGTATTAAGTTTCACGAGATGGAAACAACGGTTGGCCAGCTAAACTTTTTTGAATGGGCGATCACAGATGAAGTTCTAAAGTATCTAGAAGATCACCAAGAAGAAGTTCACAAGGATATGGAGAATCGTCTACAAGATTCTAAAAAGAAAGAAGAGCAACCAAAGAAACGTCACGAACTTTCAAATTCAGCTACAAAATCTATGAAGCATCACGATACGCGTGTAACTATTTCATTTGATTAACTTTATTAGTAACAAATGTTCTCAAGACTGAGATCGAGTCTATGCTATAAAAATTTATCTCCTGAGATTGCTAACCATGATCAGGATATAGATGCAGATGAATGGGATTATAATGGTCGTGTTGTATATCGTGGTTTAGTTGATCCTCAATATCAAAAAGAAGATCTTTCTGTTTATTGGTTATACGATTCTGATCTAAAACGCGTTGGACTTTCTGAACATGAAAAGGACAACGAAGAAAAATTTGAAGCACTTTGGTTTCGTGAGAATGATTTTTCCACTTTACTGCAAGAAGATTGGAAGTCGCTCGATAAAACAATTTGGTCCCTATTATCTGCAGAAGCATATCAAGATTGTTTGGAAGATGAGTTTGAGAATATAATTGATCGTACACTTTTATCAAATGTTCGCCTTATAACTCCTTTATTTGTAGAAGACACTCCAACTATATATGAATGCGAAAAATGTAATAAGAAGTCTATCTCAGAGATGAAAACATGTTCAACCGTGAAAAAAACTTATATAGCTTCTAACTCTCTTCTTTTTATTGATTCAAATTATATTTTGTACGTTCCTCCGTCAAACTCATCTGTCTGGTCTAAGCTGCAGGTCCCGACGCCTTCTTACGACGACTTACCGGCTTCTCGCTCTGAACAGGCTCTTCCTGAGGAGCTGACTCCTCAACTGCCTGAGACTCCTCAGCAGGAGCTACAGGCTGAACCGGAGCATCCTCCTCATCCTCCTCCTCAGGACTCTCATCCTTAAATACATCCTTAGCAGTTAGCTTACTCTGCGGGTACACACGCGCAAACGTGAGACGCCAAGTAATACCAAAGCTGCCACCAGAGATCGTATACACACTACCGCTGATTACTAGACTCGCACTGACTCCCTTAGGGAATACGCTCGAGAGAGAATCGGGAGTAGCATAGATCGGATTGCCATTTCCATCTGCAATGTCAGCCTTTACACTGCCATCGTAGACCGGAAGCTTCACTCGGAAGCTAGGAGGATACTTACCATTCGGTACGCGCTCGCCGTTAACCATGTCAGTCGAAACTTTCACGATCTTGGAGAAGCTATCACGGATAGCCTCTAGCGAACGCTTCTTGCCAAACCACTTGGTACTGTTCTCGAGCGCCTGCTGAATAACCGTCTCCTCTAGATCGAGAAGAAAGTTGTAAAGAGAGCCCGTGTCAGAACCATCCGTGCTACGGGACTTTGCATACTCATCGCAGCCCTTGAGAGGGACACTGATTGAATATGACTTAGCTCCAGTCTTGTCGTCTACCTGGGTCCAAAGACCACCTGAAAGTAGAACCTTTGCGGGTAGACGAATCTGAAAACTCTGACCGCCGTGCTTCATATTAATTGAAGGGCTGCGATTAGGCTTTACGGGTCCTACTACAAAGTTCATCTTGCTCATATCGATGTTGCTGGGTGATAGAATAGTGATGTTGCTGGCCATTTTATCTTGTTGTACTTTCTATACTACAGATTCGATTTAAATCCGTTTTTAATAAAGATAATAAGTATGCCGTTATGCTCGGCCTGTAAAAGTAAAACGTCAACACTTCAATGTCCATACGAATGTTTGTCTGGGCTTTTATTTTGCGGAAGACACGTTAAGGTCAAAGATTCAAGAATATGGGCGACTGTAAATAATATTGATATAAAAGTTACATTAATTCAAAAGATATGGAAAGGTTACCATATTAGACAACTATTACGATTAGCTGGTCCTGGTGTTTTGAATCGTAGCACTTGTGGAAACAAGGAAGAACTTTTTACGTTTGATGACGCAAAGTCGGTGTCTCCGTTTAACTATTTTGCATTTGAAGAAAATGGTCAAATATATTGGTTTGATATACGAAGCTTGCTACAATGTCTTGATACAACTAACGAACTAATAAATCCGTATACTCGACAACCAGTAAGTTCCGATTCTAAAAAACGATTACATAAACTGCATATTCACCGTATACGAAGAAAACTTTCACTATCGCACACAGAAGACTTTATTAGACCAATGGATCAAATATTATTAAATCGTTTTAGACATATTTCTCATATTTTGCAAGCGTATGAATTTTTTGGTCTTGATCCTCAATCGTTTATTGGAATTGGTCCTATTAATATCGATTTTTATGTACTATCGTTATTTGAAGGATTTTCTCAGTGGGCCAACGAACACATTAATAAAAGAAATTCTCGCAGACATAAATATTTGTTATTCATTCACGAACTCCCTATAAAGTTTCAACATTGTAGCTATAAGCAGTATATGTATGTTCTTTCAAGTATTCTACTTTTTATTTTAAATGATTGTTCGGATCCGTTTCATGCATGTTTTATAATTATGAGTGGATTTCACAGAATGTGATTTAAACAGGTCAGGATATATGTAAGCATACCAACCGCGTTAGAAATGCCTTCCTCTTCTTCTTCAGTTATTTCAAACAAGATGGCCAAGGATACCAAGACGACCAAGACCGCCCCGAAGACTGATGCCGCCGCCCCTGTAGTTGTAGCCCCGGCCGCGAAGGCCCCCCGTGCGAAGGCCGCCTCCAAGACGGAGGTTACGGTGCCTGTTGTGACCGCCCCTGTAGTTGCCGCTGGTGAGGCGGTTGCCGTTGTTGAGGATACGCGCACGGCCGATGCAATCCTCTCCACGCTACAGGATACGCTAAAGGCGATCAGCACGGAGATGACGACGCGTATGCGTGATGCCGTAAAGTCCGCTCTTGAGGCCTCCAAGGCGGTCAAGCGTGAGCTTCGCAGCAAGGGCAAGCGTCACCGCAAGAACCCGGAGGACATGACCCCGGAGGAGCGCAAGACGTACGAGTCTCGCCGCGCCAACAACGCGTTCCTCAAGCTCCGCCCGATCACGGATGAGCTTGCGACGTTCATGGGCCTACCGTCCAAGAGCCAGAAGAGCCAGACGGATGTAACGAAGTTTGTGGCCACGTACGTCAAGGCGCACAACTGCTTTGACCCGAACTTCAAGCGCCGCATCCTACCGGACGCCAAGCTCGGCAAGCTCCTCCGCGTCAAGGATGGCCAGGAGGTTACGTACCTCAATCTCCAGAGCTTCCTAAAGGTTCACTTTATCAAGCCGGTGGTGCCTGCGTAAATTTCTAGTTTTTTTGAAAACTAGTGGTGGAGGAGAATAACTAAAATTAATAAATTACAAAACAGATACCAAACGGTTATCTATTCTGTAAAACGGAAAGAGTATAGACTCATTTGGTGTAGATTAAATAAAATGGAAGAAGTTCCTGACGCAAAAAGCTTTATCGAAGCTCGATTTTGTATAACAAACTATCAGCGTTCTAAACTACATCTTGGAGATAATACAAGTGGATATCTGCGAGGTGAAGGACTTGTGTTTCTAATTTATACAGATGATTCTCAAACGTATGAATTTATCTACAATAAAGAGAGGAAAGAATTCGGTGAATGGAAAGGTCACCTTGAAGCATGTTGTACTATGAGCTGTGACTACTATGGTTGTGCAGCAAATTATAAGTAAAAACGAATTTAAATAGTTTTTATTTGAGTTTTGTAAAGATAAGATGTCAGTCCCTCAGAAGAACTCGGGAAACAAGAATAAGGGACAATCCGCGAGTCGTGATAATCAGGATCGGTTGATCCGTAATTTTATTGATGATCTTGCAAAGAATAATGGATACGTAGAAGACGTATACATTGGCAAGATTAGTAAGCTATTTGGCAATAGTCGTGTTGAAACCGTCTACCAAAAGAAGGTAAATGATGAAATCCTGATAGGTGTCGTTCAGGCGGCAATTCCTGGAAAATTTCAAGGACGAAACAAGCGTCATTTCTGGATTGAAGCTGGAAGCTTGGTTCTTGTAGCAGATACAGGGCTTGGATTTGAAATCGTCGGTCTGCTAAGCAGAGATGATATGCAACTAATTAAGAAGTTCACAAAGATTAATCCCAATATTTCAGGCGATGAAGTTATTGATGAAGTATTTGAGAAGGCCGACGAGGAGGATCTAAACGTTGATGCTATCTAATTCGGAATCTGATAAAATTATTTCATGAGGTAGCTCTAAGTATAAAATTGTACTAAAAAATGGAGTAATGCGGTTGTCAAGAACAGCTGCACGTATTTTTAAATTTTTAGTTAATGTGGTCGATAAACGGTAAAATAATTCATCTTTCTTTATTGTATTTTTAACCTTCATTTTGCAAACTTTACCATCCCATCCGCACAAATTTCCTTTGCACGAATTCTTTGAAAACTGACCACACGGTTTGCGAATCTTGCTAATAAATTCTCCAGGATTTTCGATATCAACAAACATTGTAGTAGCAGAGAACCATTTTTCTAATAAGGTTGATGTTATCTTTTTATTAGAAAACTCAACAGCGTCACGAAGTTGACTGTAATCGTCGGTCGATAAGTCTTTTGCAAGTTGAAACAATAAAAATTCAAATACTTCAGAAGAATAGTTTACATCACGATATACATTTTGAAGATCAACAGATGGCTCGCCAAATACTAAATCAGTTTCACCAAATTTTCGAACTGTGTCGGTAATCTCATCATTTTCATGAGTAGTTTCACCTACTTCAGGCTGAATAGGAATAATTAGGCCAGATGCGGTTACAATTTCAACTTTACGATTTTTATTATCATATACATCTTCCCTCCAAGAATATCCTTTCGAATAACCTTCTGCAATTGGAAGATAATTCATTACATCCTCATATGAAGGTAAACTAAATACATCTTTGTATCCTGATATTTTTGCCTGTGCAACATCTGGTAACTGTGATGGCTTAAATGGTAATATCATTTTACCTTCAATGTAGAAAGCCTGACCCCTTCCAAATGGATCTAAAATAATCGAATAAGTTTCTGCATCTACTTTTCCAAGAATATCCGGCATGATGCTAAGAGCATCATTATAAGATGGTACTTCTGTTCTACATGAAACATTCCGCAGGCGTTCTACTTCGTGCTGTGTTTTAGTATTAAACTGATCGGTATAAATATTTGATGAATAAGCAAAAGAACGGCCACTTACAAAAATACGCGAAAGAATATCGATGTCTTCTTTATTTTGAAGAACAATTATTGCACGATTCTTAGGACGTGTTATAACTGACGAAAACATACAACCCATCGTGTTAGTATCTGTATATATCCGGAATACATCACATTGCAATGAAAGTGCAGCATATTCTAGTTCATGTATAGGTGATAACTCATTTGCTTCATAAGCATCTTGTATTCCCGAAATAATTCTTGCCATATTTTTTTTGAGAAGATCATCCTTTGAAAAAAGAGTAAACTCTTCCAACATATCAAATACTTTTGCAGCGTGAGAATCCGAGACACGTTTCCATGTAGATATAAAGGAACACTTTAAAATTGTAGAAATAGATTCAACTGGGGATTTAATTATAATATTTTTTATGTTAGCTTTTGGAGATAATAATGTAGGAAGTGTTTTTGCAGCATGACCGATTCCAACACGAAAATATCCTGAAACGCCAGAAGGAATACGTCTTCCGGAACGAACTACCAGTTCGTAGGTTTCATCAATATATAACGAATTGATTAGTCCAGCTGTTAAAAATGCAAACCGATATTCCAGTAAGTTTGTTTTATTTTCACTCAAAACATAATACTTATCATCTTCGTCTGTCTTTAATGCTTTCTTACGGGGACTTTTATAGCAGCATGGAAAATTACCCGTCTTTGTAAATCCAGGATATATCAGTGCTTTATCGCGTTTAATTACTGTAAACTGGCGAACATCGTTATCGTCCGACATTCGTATTTTTCCTTTACATTTCGGACACTTGGGTATCCCATCAGATTTATCAAGTTGATTTTCCTGCAATGGTATATTATCGCGAACACACCAATATTCGGGACAGATTACACTTCCAGATGGATTTTCTAACTTTAGAAGACGTTCTTCGTCTAAGTATGTTGTAGGGTCGTATTCTGTGTTAGTCAATCGTTCAAAATCGGCATCTGTTAAAATAATTGGCTGGTGCTTATGTTCACATTTTTTAGGAAATACAGGAGTGTTAAATGTTTTGGGATCAAATGCACGTAAACGTTCGTTGAAATAACTATACTTTGTATCTTGCTTTTTCTGCCCTGTAGTAGTACGAGTAACAACTGTAGATACATCTTCTAATTTCTCTTCTTCTAGATATTCAAATAGATCACCATAATCTTGTGTTATTTCAATTGCTGGTTCAACTAATGATTTAACTTCCACGGTCTCCATTCGCTTAGGACATATTTTATCCAACTCGTCGGATTTAGAAGTTGACAATATAAATCGAAGAAGATTTGCATATTTAATAGCTAAATCAAGTTTTCCAACAGATGAGAAAAGTAGGTACTCTGGTTCAATAAAGAGTAAAGGATATCCACGGAACGAACGATCAGCAAGCGATGGATTTTCTGCCAATTTATCGTCAAGTTGTTTCAATAGTTTAATAGCTTCGTCTGCAGTAATATTTAGTTCAGTTTGAACATCTTGAGTGCTCAAAAATCCCTGATGGGATCGCATCTGTAAAAGTTTAATTTCAACTGCACTAATATTATCCGCAGTGTGATCTGTTCGTAGCAAACGAAATGTATCTGTTTTGTCCATAACTCCAAAGAATGACGACACACAGTTAAAACGTCTTAAATCAAGTTCATCATCGATTGGCTTTTTATATTTAATTAAAATTGACAAATCATCAAGCTTCCAACGATCGAGATCTAAATCAGCCATATCTGTAAATCCAACAACAGCGTCAAATGATAGGAGCCATTCGTGTAACTCTCGTTTTAACTGGTCAAGTGTCTTTTTGGACTTTTTATCACGATACGTTGAAAGAATGATATCAGATGATGTAATTGATATACGATCAAAGTTATCTTTTGATGTTCCGCGATACATAAGTAGCGTTGGACGATTGCGCTGAGGTTTGGTAGCATTGATCCAACCTTTTACCATAGCAACGTCAACAATCGGTGTTTTATTCTTCGTATCTTCGCTATAAAATTTGTGACGATTTGTTTCAGTTCGTGATGTAAAAAATTGAACATATGGAATTTCAGGAGACACTGTTAATCCATAAAAAATTTGTTCAAATCGTGTACGAATCGCAGATCCAAAATCAGTAGTCACAAACGGAACAATAAAACGAGTTCTCTTTATCGAAACGGATTCTTCTTCAATAACTTTTAGTTGCAATAGATCATTTAGTAACTTATTATTCTTTGCTAGTAAATTTGCGGTTTCAATGGTTAATCTTGCGGGTGTACTTAGTTGTAAGAACGGATAGTACGCACGAGTCACTTGTTCATCCGTTTCACTATATGATTTTACTATAAAATCTGTAATATCATTGCTATCGTAAAATGAATATAATAAACTTTTTAGTTCTCCGATTGGAAGAGTTGTAGACGAAATTTTAGCGGATGATTGATCTTTAACTATAAGAGGCATCGTATATGATTTTGATTGATCAACTCCCAATATACGATATTCAATAAAGTCCTCTGCTGGCATAAATAACTTTGAAAGATTTTCAGGAACAGATAGCCAATCTGCACGATCGTACGACTCAAACGGAATTGATAATGTGGGAATACGATACTGTCTTTGATATTCGTTAAACTGATCTTTTTGAGTAGGTTGACCGTTATACGATATACGATCAAAGAGAGCCTCCCATCGACGAGGATCTTTCATATAATAATCTTTTGGTAACTTAACACCAACAAGAATAAATAAACGGCTTGGATGGGTATCTAATGCAATACCAATTTGTTGACGAACTGTTTCAATCATGTCGTCTTCAAAAAATGAAACATTAAATCTTTCTTTTGTATCAAATTTGACAACTCGCCGTTGTAACATCTTATTTATTAGAGCGGAGAATCTGTGATGGTCATTCCGCAATATGATGTTGGTGATCGCGAATAATTAACCTGCTTATAAATTCCTACTTGGATACCATCTTGCAATACACGACGAAAATTGGTCCAAAATTCGGGAGTGTGTCCAACTGTTGTGGTCATTAAATGAGACATTTCGTGCAAAATAACGAACATAATCGTATTTTCATCGACTAAGTTCTTAGTAGATTTATCTCGTAAGCAGACGACTATCTTTTCGCCTTTATTTTCGGAATACGATGTACTATCTGCATCCAGGTCATTTTCAACCATATTAGATGGATTAAATCGGTCAACCATTACCTTTACTCGGGGATCAGCCATCGACGCACGATCAGATTTGTAATGATTGATTAACGAATCCAAGTTTGACTTTATTTTTGCCATTAAGTTAGCTGCGTCCTGTTTATCGGGTAGATTCTGAACATGATAGGTGTTACCATCACTCATGCTTCGAACTTGTGTTGTATTTGTTGGACCTCGAGATGACAGAAGTGCCAGAGCAACTCCTGAGCCTACCAGAGCGACAGGCCACATTATTATCTAGTGGGAAAAGGGTTTAGAATCTGCAAAACGGATTGTAAAAAATCAAACAATTAATGTTTCAGGGATGAGGTCCCTAGGACGCAATCCCGAGAGTTTGGGTGGAGAGGAAGAAAACCTCTACAAAAAAAGAACAATACAAGGAAGAACTGAGAGAGTTTTCACCAGATACGTAGGAGTATGGGTCTTTTTCATTTTTACGCCTCTAGGCCACGCTTGAACGGGTTAGCCTCGATGGTCGTGTTCACGAAGGGACCAACCTTGACCTGCGGGTTAGGCGTCTCAGAGCGAACATCCCAAGAGGCATTTCGGTTCGTCTGTGATACACCGGCAATAGCTGTGTTCGTGTGGTAACCGGCATCGAGGAAGTTCTGGCCCTTTAGGTCACCCATGCCCGCCGGATTTACAGCGGCAAAAGAAGCGCCAAGACCACCCTTCGGTAAAAGCTCATCTGCACTTAGAGTAGACTCAGAGTATGTAGACTGCGAAGACGGGTGGCGAGCCTGTAGAGACTCGGTCGGTTGGGCATTGGATCCGCCACCATGAGTAGCCTTCGGGAAAGGACCGCTATCCGATGAAGGCCCCGACACACCTAGCTTCTGGCCGAATACTTCCATGCTTTCACCCATGAAAGACTTACCAGATGAGTAGCTTGACATTAGATAGAACACCACAACAATACCTCCTAAAACGAGGGCGAGACGAGTTGAGGAAGGCTGGAACTTCATTACGTTTATATCCAAACAAAGACAAAAGTTTTGAAAACGAGGATACGCATTTTAGGACGATTCAAATTTATAGAAATAGATAAGGGATGGAGGCAATCATTTTTGCCGTAGTATTAACTACTTCGATATTGTCAACATTATACTTGTTTGGTATGAGCCAGGTTGGATTTCTAAAAAAGAACTGGGTTCAATATCGTTGTAATCCGATTTATATGCCGATGGCGGGAATGGTTGGCCAAGACATAGTTGCAAATTTTACACAGTGTACCATGAAAAGCTTTCATGATTATGCTGGTTTTGTTATGGATCCGGTTATGGCCGAAGTCAGTGTAATCACGGATAGTGTCACTGAAATTGCAGACGGAATGGATGAGATGCGTGGTATGATGGGGAGTGTTCGTGGCGGATTTTTGGGTATACTTGGAACTGTATTTGGAAAAATTCAAAATGTAATGAGTCAAACACAATATATTATTATTCGCATGAGAACATTGATGGCTCGTATTGTAGGAGTATTAATGTCATTTGTATATGTCTTCTATGGTGGAATGGAAACAGGTGCTTCAGTAATGAATGGTCCTATTGGTAAAACGGTTGAAATGTTATAAGAGTAAGAATTAATGTGGTTGTTTGTTCTATTACCAATTTTTGCAATAGTAACGGCACTTGTATTCCATGCTAGCTATTCAATTGACAAAGTCAAATCAAATTGGATACAATATCGATGTAATCCGATGTACATGCCATTTTCTGAAATGATCAATCCCGAAGTAACAGTTAGTGAGAATTTTCAGTACTGTATGGGCCAGATGAGTGGAGAAATTGTAAAGATACCAATCGATGCTGTCCACGCTATAACCGGAACAGCGACCGATACAATTTCTGAGATGGTTGGACCTCTTGATTTATTTCGTCAAATGTTTAGTCGTCTACGTATGTTTATGTTGAGTTTTACATCAACAACTCTCGGAAAGGTTTCAAATTCATCAAGTGTATTTATTGGATATTTAATCAAGATTCGCGATATCTTACAACGTTTTGGAGGTCAAGGTTACATTGCATCGTATTTAGCGTATGTTGGTATATCATTTATTGAATCATTTGTTACACTATGTATATCTATCATCAAGGGATTTGTATATGCTATGCTTTGTATTGCTATTGTACTTGCATTATTTCAACCCGAAATTCTTGCATTAGTTCTTGTGATGGCATCCATGTTAGCAGCTGCTGGAGCGTAAAAAAATCGTATTAAAGCAATAAGTAAAGAATGATTGGTAAAACCGAACTTGTTGTAGCATTTTTTGTCGCAGCCGTTCTTGCTGGACTTTTCGTAAAGTTTGGTTCTAGTTCGCCGGTAGGTGCTCGTGAGAATTTTATGCAGCAAGAAGTTGGCATGCCTCTAGCTGCCGGTGGTATTGGTCCGTATGATGGTGTAAGCATAGCCGGTGCTGCTGGGTTTATGCAGACTGAACCTACGGAAGCTGGAGGTGCGGCCCCTGCCGGAGCTTCAACTGATCCGAATAAGCTAATGTATCTTGTTGGTAATCAGGTAGATACCAGCTGCTGCCCGTCATCATTTAATACCGATACAGGGTGTTTATGTCTAACAAGCGATCAGCGTGATTTTATGGCGTCTCGCGGTGGCAATAAAGTATAAACTTAAAGAGATTGTATAATTAATAATCTAATGGACGCACGCAAAATATTTACCGATTTTTTGATTGACTTGAAGTCGACATTTCCGGCCTTTAAGTCAATTGTTGATGTAGATATTGAAAAAACAGTAGCAGAACTCGAGGTTTTTTATTCGGATGCTCTCCAAATACTTCAAAAAGATGTATCATTTTTTGATAGTCCTCGAGTTGTATTCGGGCGAAATCTTTCAACTATTTGGGACACAACAGAAGAAACAACTGCAGCTATCTGGAAGCATCTTCAACTATGTATGATTGCATCATTTTTACATGGTGACATGAAGAGCAAGATGGGTAAGGTTATGGAAATTGCTAAAACCATGCTTGGAGATCGTGGAGACGCTGTTTCTAAACTATTTGAAGATGAGTCAACAGAAGGGCGCTTTAAAGAAATTATTGATTTTGTCATGCAGACTCGCATCGCTAAGCTTTTTCTTTTACTTGTCGAGCAGTTCGATATGAGCGAATTTGATATAAATGTTGAAACCCCTCAACAGTTGATGGAAATGATTCAGGATCCAGAAAATCCTATGATTAAGAAAGTTATTGCTAAGGTTCAAAATCTTATTCACGAAAAGCTACAGCGTGGTGAAATAACAAAGGAACAAATTGTAGGCGAAATTGAACAGATCAAGTCAAAGGTTGTACTTGCATTTGGTGATGTTTTTAACGATATGTTGGGTCTTGGAGGTAAAAAAGATAAGGGATCTCGTCCGGTGCTCAATACTCCTCAGGCTCGTGCTCAATATAGACGCGATCGTCTCCGAATGAAGCTTCAGGAAAAATACAAGAAGTAGAAAACCTCGCCGTAAAAATAAGATGACAGAACAAATTTGGTTCAAAGATCCAGCGATTCTGTTTACTCAAACAACGTGGAATCGTTTTGTTCCTACGGCCAGAATGACAACTGCGGAGTCACTTAACGCTGTAGTTCGATTTACGGTGTACTTTTCAGTACTTCTGTTTATATCAACCGGAGTTAACGCATATGTCCTCGCCATACCTGCTGTAATGGTTTTGACTCTTGGACTCTATAGTCTTTTTCCTAATGGAAAGACGATAGAATCATTTACTCTTCGTGCTGCAAAGGCCGTAAGTGGTTATACAATGCCTAGTATCCAAAATCCGTTTATGAACGTATTACTTACCGAGATAAACGATGATCCTAATCGCGAAGATGCAGCTCCTATCAATCGTAAAGATGTAAAGAACGCAATTAAGGAAACATTTAAACATACAAATGATCTTTTTATGGACACAACTGATGTATTTGATCAGACCCAAGCCATGCGTACGTTCCACACGCTACAATCTTCCAAAATTCCGAATGATCAGGATGGATTTCTACGTTGGATGACGAAAGGATTTGATGAGATTGATACATCATCGGCGCCTCCTGCTCGTGGTGCAAAAATATTAAATGAAGGATTTGTTCAGCAGAAGACGTTACTTACGGCTCTTCCGAATGGTACGACGCCGCGTCTTACGGGAACGAGTACGTCTGTGGCGACCTCCGGATTTGCTGCCAAGTAATTTCTTTTTTAGTTCGGCTTTATCAGTTACAGAGCCATCAATGCGGTTCGCAATTTTTCCATCTTTAATAACCATCATTGTAGGAAATCCACTAATACCTAACTCATCTGGCGTATTATCTGAAGATACGTTTGCCATATCCATGATACCCTCTTTTGCTAGTTCGTCCCATACGGGTTTGGTAGCAATACAGTGTCCACAACTGCGCATAAAAAAAAGAATTGCCACCGGCCCTTTAGACTTCAAACGACCTTCTACTTCTTTTTTTGTCTTAATTGTTTTGACATCGTCTTTAATCTCATCCATTTATCATCATGTTCGTTAAAAAACCCAGAAGCGTAAGGTTCATAGTAAAACAAGTCACTGTAGAAAGTAAATGAAGAGTCATTGGGCGGGATATTTAAAAGCTGTAGGCGCTACGGTTGTACCAACAACATCTAACCCACCCGTTGCAACATACAAGACATCAGATGATTCAAAAGGTATGACTGGATTTTTAGATTTGAATCCTAAGAAGCCTGAAGTACAGGCTCGTTATGATGCAATGAGTGGGTCGTGGGCTGGTGTAAAAGCGTCAGATGCTGCCGTAAGTAAAGGTATATTTAATACAGATTTTGCTCCTTTAAAAGATAGGCGTTGAATCGTAAGAACTCCACCGAACTAGAATACCAATACGTTCTACAAAGTTAATTTGATTTCTAAAATTAAAACTTATCCAATTTTCAATACAACCGTATTCATATAGTTCAATAATTTCTTTAAACAAAGAAAGTTTTGAATTCGGAATTCTATAAAAAAATGTATGAACACTATTTTCTACGCCGTAATTATTAGTTTTGCAAAATGTTGGAAGTTCCGACGGTTCCCATTCAATTTTATTTTGTAACACATAACGTCCTGTAATTTTATAAATATTATCATATGTTTCTGTTAAGTTAGAAAGCGCACCAAGTAATAGTGTTTTTTCTCCAAGTCCTTTTTCAAGACTATTATTAACCAACTCATGAAATTCTAAATTAATAAATTGATCTACCTTTGCCTTTATTTGTTCCATCCACTCAGAAGGCGGACTGCATTCAATTAATAATATATGAACATCTGGCATATATTTACGAAGTGATTCAATTGTTTCAAGCGTTTGTTCAAACCGTTGTTGGTGTGAATAAATACTTCGTATTTCTGAATAATTCAGTGGCTTATTTGTAGTTTCAATCACTGACGTTATAATAACACAGTCTTTCATTACCTATTATTTTTTTTTCTTATGTAAACTAGATTTTAGCAATTCCATATATTTGATCCTGACTATTGATACCACCGGCCGATACTTTAATCGCATTTGTAGGAATGATTAACGCTTGGGAATTAGAACCGCCTTTTTTACGATAGCGACGAATAGTACGACGACGAGACTTACGCGAACGTTTTACACTCTTTCGGGGCATTTCTTTGCTTTGAGTAGAGAGAAGAATGAAAGAGTAATTATTTATTTAGTTACAAAACTTCCAGCTGTAAAAAATTGTATCTGATTTGGTGGAATAAACATACCAAGCCGTATAAGTCGACCAGTATCTTCAAACGCAGGAGCGTCAAATATTTCATTCGTATCAGGATCTAAAATAATCAATGTATTTTTTAACAAAACACGCTGCAAACGTCTCTTCTTACGAACAATATTGCGTAAGTAAAGAGTATCTTTCTCGTCAGTTTTGTACGACGGATTAAATGCCAAATCATCACCCGTAGCCGTTGTATCAAATCGCATGCACTGGATGACAGGAGTTTCTTTTGCGTGTAGTTTACGATGGATTTCACAATCAATTGCAGCTTGCTTCAGTAATAAAGAAATATTCTTAATAATGCGTCCCTTCTTATAGGCAACTTCGTACAAAAACTCATCACTGCTCATAAATGCATCACGAGGTTCTCCACCTTCGTAGCGTTTAAGAATCATATCATTGCGTCGAATCAAAACAACGTTAGGACCTTCACCTGTAACTGATTGATCTTGTGTAAATACTGATAGATACATTTTTACATCAACAGTTCGATCGGGGATCGGTAATGTGGCGTGAGAACAGATACGAATTGCACGACCAATAACCTGTTCAATACGAGCAGGATTCCAATAAGATTCCATGATGAGAACATTACGAACATTACGCAATGTGATGCCTTCAGCTCCAGCAGACGAAGCCATTAACACACATAATCGTTTCTCTTTAATTGAATCTTTTAATGATTGAGGTATGTCCTTTTCTTCATTAAAAATTTGACGATAGAGTTCACGAAGTTCTTTATCTTTATCACCAGTACCTCCAACAAATAGAGCATATGCTGGAACGCTCTTCTTCATAGATGGGTCTTCTTCCCATAACCCCTGCTTTTTAATCAACTTATATTCTTGAAACCCATTTACTTCTAAAATAGCAGAAAATATCCCCAATCCTTCAAGAGACCGATACTGAGAATATATAAACTGATTATGATACTCTCCGTCTTTTCCAACATTCTTTTTTAGATCAGTTAGCATTCGCAACATTTTAGGAGAATAGATCTGTAATGCCTCATCTGATAAAAACTTTTTGGGTTCCTTTTTGATATTTTCTAAAATTTCGGGTTTCTCTAAGTTCGACTCCTCATTTGTTGCTTCGTCTGTAGTAATACGCATTTCCGGTGGTAACGAATAGTTACAAACAAGACGCGATGCCATACGATACGAACTAAAGTTTTCATTCATATCACCACTACGACCCTTCTTTGCTTCACGCTGTATTTCAATCCATCGTAGTTCCAAATAACGCAAAAACTGTTGTTCGGACATAGGAACTTTAACTAACGTATTTTCTTCATCGATACGCTTAGGAAGCAAGCGTTCATCTGCACCCTTGAAATATGAAACAAGACCCTGAATGCGCTTTTGAAACAAAAGAGCATTTTTAATACTCAGTCCATCTACAAATGTATTCATAAAATCTTCAAACTTTGTGGGCAGACATTCAAGCTCTTCTACAATGTATTTATCTTCTTTTGATAACTCAATCCCTGCAAATTCAGTTTCAAATTTTGATTTCCAGTCAGTTGACCACTTTTTAATATTAGGTTCTTGATCATAATCTTTATTATACTTTACTGCAATACGCTCGTTCTTTTCGTTGTATACACTTTCAAAATGAGGAGGATTGCGCGTCAGCATAATAGTTCTTTTCACTGAATTGTACTCAATTGTATCCACATCTTTCATACGACGGAAATAAGCTGTCATTAAGGATTCATCCCAAGACACTGCAGAATCAGTAGTAATTGTAACGCGTTCAATTGGTCCACGAAGTAGATTCATTAAATAAGCGATTTCATTCGGTCGGTTGACTACCGGTGTGCCAGATAAGCAAACAACCTTACAATCTTTTGCTTTATAAATCATGTTGTAGATCTTCAGCTTAAGATCAAGTTCGCCAACAGCATAGCCAATAAAGTTATGCGCTTCGTCGATGATTACAACAGAATTATCAAACATATGAGGCTTATCGGCAGGAAATATCTTTTCAAAGTTTGTTCTATTGATACCGTTGTAGTTAATAAACGTAAATCGTTGATTTAGAATGTCGTTAATTTGTTCATCAACTAGTTTTGTATCGGGTTGTGTAAGAGTGTTATAGTTTGGAGGTCGTCCAGACACAGTTACAAAAAATTTACCATGAGTATCTAAAAAGTTTTCAGATATACCCATACCAAGAGCCTGCTTACGTGTTTCTTCATTTAGTCCTTTCAGTTCCCAAAACTGTTCGTGTTTATAGATAGGATCACCGCACTTGCGAATTTCACCACGATAGTTATCCTGAAGCGATGCAGGCAACATAACAAATACCTTCTTCGTATTCAAAAGAGATTCTGCTACTGCAATCGATGAACATGTTTTACCAGAACCGAGGCCGTGGTACAATAGCAGGCCACGATAGGGCGATTCAATCAAAAGATAGTCTCGAACAATCTTCTGATATTCGAACAGTTCGGAACTATTTTTTGACATGTCGCCCTGCCGCTTACACATATCTTCTTCTGAGTTGGCAGTATCCAACGGATCTACATTAGCTTTCCGATACTTTAGAAAGATTCGAGTAATAGAATCTGAGAACGCTTTTCTGTTCGGAAGCACATACATCCTCTACTTATTTTTGGAGAGGAATTGATAATGGAGGGAACCATCCGTAAAAGTCCTAAGCTATGGATGCTCGTATTTTATCTCTTTCTTGTAGCCGGATTCTTATACATCAAGCCATCGATCGCTTTCGGTGCTGAAGGTCGAGTCCGACCCTTCGGAACCAAAGATAAAGAATCGACAGTCTTTCCTGTTTGGTGGTGGATGTTTGCATTTGCTGTAGTTTCTTACATGTCTGTAGTTTATATTTTAGATTATAGTTTGTAAAATGGATTGATAAAGTAGAATACAGTTGATAGCAAAAATGCCGTCTCTTCAGGATCTACGAGCAATGCATAATAAGCTGCATTCGGATCATAATGTCGAGTCAAAAGTTATCGTTGATAACTATGTGAACTACTTTAAGTACAAAGCAATCCGAATTGCTCAATCGAGCAATTCGGATATGGTTGACAATATTCATCGCAATAATCCTGAATATAAGCTAGTCCATGAAATTCTAGCTGCGTTGACGCTAGAATTTCCAGGTTGTAAGGTTATTCTGACTACATGGGGTGAAGGTTTTCGTGAATTTGAAGATCATGACGACCCTCATGCCAAGTACCAAGAGTTCATTGTTGACTGGAGTAATAAGTAAAAATGGATTTTTTATTCATTCTTTTTTAAACAGTAACAAAATGCCTTCCAAAGACGTACTAGTTGCGTTAAGTAAGGGCTATAATGATGTTCGTCTTATTAAAGAGTTTGTATGGTATTTAAAGTATCAATCAGAACGAACTGCAGAAGCTGGTGGAGATGATTCTATGCATGTTGCAGGAAACATTCACAGAAAGAACAGGGAATTTCATCTGATCAAACGGATCATGGATGAAATAAAAATCGAATTTGCTGGATGCAAAATTGATCTAAATTGTTATGCAGATGAAAAGGATCCGTCTAATTTTAAATGGTCACTTACCGAAGGTATTGATGATCCGAAAAATGACATGTATGAGATCATTATTTACTGGGAGTAATACCACTTTCCCTCAACAAACCTAGCGTTTGTCGTCAGAAAGTCAAAAAGTGTTTTTTATCACGCTGAAGTGAAGCATTACTTTACAGCCCATAGAACTTTTGCGAATGATGCATTAATGTAGTCCTTCGTCAACGCATTCTTTGCAAATTCATATCCTTTCATAGCTATTTTCTTACATTTAGCATCGTGATTCTTACACCACTCAATAACATCAAGCAGATCAGATAGATCAGATTTTACTGGAACATAATGTTTCATCGGTTTAAGAACATGTTCAATCCATAACGTATATGGTCCATCTACTTTTAATATTAAAGATCCAGTCAGCATTGTAGTTAGTAGACGATAGGCAGCCACATTTCCATCAATATGAATAATATACTTATGATTTGATTGTTCACTCATTGGCATCGACGAAACAAGAGAGTATTTATTTCGATCCAACTGACCCAGTCCTTCTTTAGGGTCAAACCGTAAACGTTTAACATACTGTGTTATACCGGCGTCAATAAATTCAGATTTCATCGTTGAAAGTTTTATTCGCATATTTGTATCGGCTGTATAGCCACAACCTGTAGTAGATCCTCTAAATACAGCAATGGGTTTTTTCGAATCCCAAATTATATTAAATTCTGGATGCGTTGCACCTCCACTTGCATATAGAAGGTCATCATAATCTACTATAGGAATATCCCAATACCCAATTCGTCCAGAATACGAGAGCATCGGAATAAACGATGAAAATCTGTATTCACTTGGTAAATCTTTATCGCCCAGTACTTCTTGCCAAGGTTCGCGATTATCTTTTCGTAATAATACAGAATCGGTTAATGTTAATAAAAATACACCATCTGGTAGATTATAAGACATTTGACTTAAAAAACGATCCCATTCTGTAGCAAATGAGTATCCCTTTTTATGTTCAAACACCACGCACTGCATTAAACGCCATGTTTTGTTTTTTGATTTTATCTTTTTATTTTTTAAGCTTTTGAGTATTTTATTTTCATAACGAGGAGGATTTTGATTTTTTGCAAGTTTATATAAAACAGGCATTCCATTTGTTACACAGAGTAAATAACTAAAATTACCAATATAAAAAATATATTTTAAAGTATTCGCAAGAGCAGCTTCGGACATCTCCCACGGACCATCTATTTCTTCTGGAAGTTTTTTAATACCATGTCCTAAAAGAGCAGGTCGTTTAGAAACTACCATAGAATCTAAACATTTTTTTCCAATGTTAAAAGCTTCTTCATAAGACTGGAGAACCCTCATTACTTCTTAACAACAATTAACGTTTAGTAAACGAATACCAAGCAGTATATGCCGTTGATAGGTGTATAAGTCCGTGAAAGAACATTTGTGTATTCCAATCGGGGTCCCATGAAAGAATCTTTAACTGTTGTCCTACAAAGTATGAATATAGCGAATATCCAACTGATAGTCCCCATACACCTACAGCGGGAAGACCCGCGTGATAAATATTATACAATGCACAAATATTGTAATTAATAATTGCAATAACATCTAATTCAAATAACCATTGAGAACGAAACCAATGAAAGGACATCGATGTTCCGCATAAAAATAAACTTGATGCAAATGAATAGTAAAATCCTCTATCAAATGCTAACATTGCTGGCATTAAATATGTCATTCCAGTTATAACCAAGTAGGGTGATGGCACCGTATGCTCTTGGCGCCAACCCATTACCATAAATAGATCAAATAATGTGTAGACTATTTTTTAAGAACAGATGCATTTTTGTTCTTTTCTTCGGCTGCTTGTTTTGCAGCAAGTTCTTTGAGTAATTGGGTCTTAAATGCTGTCATTTCGGATGTGCTTGGCACACATACTGCGCGTTCTGTATTGTTTATATTATAGACAGTCATAGGCCATACGATCATCATCATTAAAAATCCAACAGCATACACCGATGAATTATAGATCTTGAATGGTTGACGTACAAATTGAAATGTTGCAGCAAGAGCATAAATTAATGCCGGACCTGCTGCCCATATGAGACCTTGTGTTGCACTTGTACCCATTCCGGTCTTTCCACATTGCATAAGACTAGATAGTAATGAAATAGAGAACCCAGAAACAAACATAAGTCCGAAGACTGCAAGAGTTGATAATCCCAAACTCGTTGAGTCCATTACTTTTCTACAAGAGTTTCAATTGTCTTTTCGATCGTACTAATTAAGTTTTTACGTTCTATATAGTGGGGTCGTGTGATAGCTTTTGACTCGGCAAGTGTCTTCCAAGCAATAGCAGATATCTCTTTCTGTTGCATGGATGTAAATTGTTGTTTTAGATCAATTTCTGCAGATGCGACTAGTTTTGCAACAAAATAGATATGCATATATTTGACATTATTTGTACCTGAAAAGGTCTCTGTAAATTTTAGATCCTTACAGATTGCATATGAACTTGACGAAATATTAGTTTCTTCGTTGAACTCTCGAATAGCACAGTCCAAATCAGATTCCCCCCTCGCACGGCGGCCTTTAGGAAATCCCCATTCAGGTTCTGTATATATAGACTGACATGATTTAATCAGGTCTGGGCGATCAAGTTTGTTATACTTTTCTTTAGAAATTTCATACTCCATTGAGTGAACATCTTTTCCCGGCCCCCAAAGAAGTGTCCATAAAGTATCGAACTCTTCTTCTGCAATTCGTTTCTGCTCTGTAACCGTCATATTTGAAATAAGTTTCTTCATATAAGTCGGTTCTCCTAAGTTATACTTTCCTCTCAAAAACTCAGTGTAGCACATACTATCTTTACGTCGTACCATGAGAGAACTTACAGTCTTTGGATTTACTGGGAACACCAGTGGTTCGAAAATACCCCTAAGAAGAATCAATCCACATGATATGATTGGCTCTTTACATCCCTTAAACACATGTCCTTTTTCCCCGCAATTATTACAATACATTGCTTATTCAACAGCCATTGAAGAATTCATCCGTTTTTTACTACTGATTTGATACAAATGGGAGGAACAACTTCTAAGATTGAAGCCCCTGTAGTGGCTACAGATTATTCAAAAGCCCAGTTTAGTGCAGATTACGTTGACTCTGCCCTGAGACAAGCGAATGAAGCTGCACAGAAGACCGCGACCGAAGCAACCGAACAAGTTAACAGCTTAAGCTCACGTATATTTGGATTATCTGGGTTTGTTGGATTTCTTTTTTTAGGAGGTTTCGCTCTTCTCGTATATTTCATACTAGCTCGATTTAACTTGGCAGGAGTAAGCAGTTTTTTCGGACTAAAAGTTGGAACAGATGCTCCTTCAAGTGCCCCGCGTAGTCTTCTACTACACACCGCAACACAAAACGGCAGAGATATGAGTATACCGGTTGGTAAGTTAATTGTTGGAGAAACGTTAAGTATATCACCACCTGTATCATCGTCATTGCCAATTGATCCTCCAACATCCGGAACAGCACTTCCAAATCCGCTTATATTAAATTATCAGTTTTCGGATGATACGGTATCGTATACATACTTTATAGCAGATGATAGTCAGCCTGTGAATATTTCGTCAAGTAGCAATCCGGGAACAGCTACAAACAAGTCTACTACTCCCACAAATAATAAAGCTACAGCACCTACGTCATCCTCTGGATTTTTTGGTTCTCTATTTTCTGGAAATGGAGGCTCTGGTACTCTAGTTTCGAGTATGCTTGACACTACCAACTCTTCAGTTGTAAAGTCTACGAGTGCCCCGTTATCAAATGGAGGCAGTGGTGCATACGGTATGCAGTGGTGGATGTTTATTAAGGATTGGAACTATGGATACGGAAAAGACAAGCAAGTACTCGCTCGTGCCGATCCTACCAATACTCAAATATTAAATCCTTCTGTTGCTCTTCATCCCACTGATAACAGTATGCGTATAACAGTTTCAGTTTTCCCAGATAATTCCGGAGCTTCATCTAAGACACAGCCAGCTCCCGCCGGTCACTCTGGTTCAACAGATGATGTATTTATTTGTGAAGTTCCAAATCTTCCTCTACAAGATTGGTTCTCTGTTTCACTCACAGTGTTTGGTCGCAACTTAGATGTTTATATTGATGGAAAGCTAGTAAAGTCTTGTCTACTA